TTATATCTTAAGTGCATACCTTGCACTGGCAATTATGGACGGCACAGGTTTTCACATCAGCGAAGCGTACGTCACTTTGCTTGGTCAATGGGGTATGCTCGTAATGGGCGCTTACTTTGGCGGTAGGACCCTTGAAAAACTGGCCGATATACGGAACAAGAAATGAACTCCAATTTCCCCAAAGCCCTTGCTGCTGTCCTCGTTCACGAAGGCGGCTACGTCAACAACCCCAAAGACCCGGGCGGTGAGACAAATTTAGGCTGTACCAAAGCCGTCTGGGAAGAGCATTGCGGCCACCCCGTAGACACCAAAGCAATGAAAGCCCTGACCCCCAACGATGTTGGGCCGCTGTACAAGAACAAGTACTGGGACAAGGTAAAGGGTGACGATTTGCCTGCGGGTGTGGACTACGTGGTGTTTGACGCTGCGATTAACTCCGGTCCGGGCCGTGCAGCCAAGTGGCTGCAAGCTTGTGTTGGGGTAGAGCCTGACGGTGGTATTGGGCCTAAAACACTGGCAGCAGTACGCGCCATGGACCCCAAACAATTGATTGACGACTATGGCCGTCGCCGTCTGTCATTCTTGACTGACTTGCCCACTTGGGGTACATTTGGCAGAGGCTGGGCACGACGTGTCGCGGAAGTCACCAGCGCCGCATTGACCATGACTACATGAGGTAGCCCGTGCCGTTACAAAAAATCCTGTTCAAGCCGGGGGTTAACCGAGAAAACACTCGTTACACCAACGAAGGCGGGTGGTATGAATCCGAGAAAGTCCGGTTTCGCCAAGGTACGCCTGAGAAAATTGGCGGCTGGACGCGGTATAGCGCGTATACTTTTTTAGGTGTTTGCCGTTCCCTATGGAACTGGATCACGCTTGCAGGACAAAACCTTATCGGCGTTGGTACGAACTTGAAGTTCTACATCAACCAAGGCGGGTATTACAACGACATTACGCCCATCCGCGCAAGCTCTACAATCAACAACAATCCGTTTGTAGCTACGCTGGGTTCTTCTACAATTACAGTAACGGACACAGCACACGGCGGCATTACAAATGACTACGTTACGTTCAGTGGAGCAGTAGGTCTGGGTGGTAACGTTACCGCTACAGTCTTAAACGCCGAATACCAAATCACAGTATTAAGCGCTAACAGCTATACCATCACCGTATCTGTCACAGCTTCTGCTGCGGACGTGTCTGGCTCTCCCGGCGGCGGTGCTTCTGTCGTTGCCGCATATCAAGTCAATACTGGCCCCGCTATAGCTGCTCCTTTAGTTGGTTGGGGTGCAGGGGGTTGGGGGCTTGGCGTGTGGGGTTCTGGCGTTGCGGTCACCAATTCTCTACAACTCTGGAATCAATACAACTTTGGTGAGAATCTTTTGTTTGGTCCCCGTGGGGCAGGCATTTATTACTGGATAGCAAGCACTGGCGTTACTACCCGTGGTGTTAACTTGACTACGCTTGGCGATGCTCAAACGCCTGTGGTGCAGAACTACATCATCGTGTCGGACACATCACGGTTTGTTCTTGTGTTTGGAACAAACGATCCTAACGCCACAAGCCCCAACGCTTTGGACCCCATGTTTATTCGTTGGTCGGATCAAGAAGACCCATTTGTTTGGACGCCTGCAATCACCAACCAAGCAGGCAGTATCCGTTTGTCGCACGGCTCTCAGATCATTGCCGCTATTCAAACCCGACAAGAAATTGTGACGTTCACCGATCAAGCCGTGTACTCACTGCAATACCTTGGCCCGCCCTATGTTTGGGGCACACAACTCTTGGGCGATAACATTTCTGTCATGGGGCCAAACACAGTAGCACTGGCTTCTGGGATTGTGTACTGGATGGGCGTGGACAAGTTCTACTTGTACGATGGCCGTGTGCAAACACTTTCTTGTGATCTGCTACGGTACGTGTTTACCGACATCAATCAAGGGCAAGCCGAGCAAATGTTTGTAGGCACCAACGAAGGCTTTAACGAAGTCTGGTGGTTCTACTGTTCGGCCAACTCCTTTACGGTGGACAAGTACGTGGTGTACAACTACCTCGAAAAGCTCTGGTACTACGGCACGCTGGCACGAACAGCTTGGCTAGATTCTGGATTGCTGAATTTTCCAATTGCAGCTACTTACCTTAACAATATCGTTAACCAAGAAGACGGCGTGGACGACAACTCCACGGCTACGCCAGCAGCCATAGAGGCTTACATTTCTTCGTCTGAGTTTGACATTGGGGATGGCCACAACTTTGGCTACATCTGGCGAGTGCTGCCTGACTTGACCTTTAGTGACTCCACAACAGACCCTACTGGGGCACAACCGCAAGTTACAATGACGTTGTATCCAATGACAAGTTCAGGCTCGGGCGCAGGCACAGCAGCGTCAGCAAGCATAACCAAGATTGCCGCGTACAACATCACCGAAGAATTTACAGGTATTGTGTACACCCGCGTGCGTGGGCGGCAGCTAATTTTAAAAATGAGTTCTAACCAGATTGGAACCACTTGGCAAATGGGCGCTCCACGTATTGACATCAGACCCGACGGGAGGAGATGACTTCCCATCTGTTTATATGGTGATACAATACAAGCTCTTACAAGGAGCTTTTATGAAATTTGTAGACAGGACAGGTCAGGTGTTTGGTAAATTAACAGTGTTTGAACAGGCTGGACGCGACAAGCTAAAAAAGGTATTGTGGCGTTGTACGTGCGAATGCGGTAATGAAACGGTAGTGGTATCGGGCAGTTTGGTGACGGGCAACACAACTTCATGCGGTTGCACCGTTCCAAACTTTAAACACGGTGGTTGGAAAAAATCTTCTTACAACACATGGCGGGCAATGATTAGACGGTGCACAATCTCAACAGATAAAGATTACCTTCGGTATGGTGGGAAAGGTATATCTGTGTGCCCTGCGTGGATGGAGTATAAAAACTTTGTCGCCGACATGGGTGAGCCTGAAGGTGACGAAACGCTTGACCGTGTTGATACATACGGTAACTACTCTCCTGAAAACTGCCGCTGGGCGGGTGTGCAAACACAAAACAGAAACACGCGCTTGCGTGTAAATAGCACTACAGGATTTATAGGCGTATCAGTCGTCGGTCGAAAATTTTTAGCAAAAATTTCTGTTGGCAAAAAGTCTTACTACTCAAAACTTTGCGCCACTGTGGAAGAAGCCGCTGCAGCCCGCAAAGAACTTGAACGCCTTCACTGGAAAACCGCGTAATGGCACAAGTAAATGTAAGCCCTCCCAGCCTACCGCTGGCCCCGGAAGAATACAATCGTCAGTACATGGACAAGCTGGCAAACGTGTTTCGTTTGTTTTTTAACCAGATCAACAACGCCGGGCCGATAGCGGGCGCTACGCAGCGAAACGGGACAGACGTAATTTCTGGTTTGAGCTTTAGCCAGCCCGATCCTGCAACTCCCGGACAATACGTTGTGAGCTTGCCGACCGATGCCGATTACGCTAACCTACGGGTGGGGTCTGTTTATTACGACAGTGCCACCAAAATATTAAAAATAAAGGTCTGATATGAGCCTTCACGCACTTGCCACACACATGGCCCAACACGGGCGTGGACCAGACTCCATGTTGGTGCACATGTCGCCACGCGAAGTTAATGGATTGCAGGCTTTGGCCAAAGCCCATGGCGGATCACTGACGATCAACCCAGAAACAGGTTTACCCGAAGCAGGGTTTTTGGATTCATTGTTACCTGTCCTTGCAGGCTTGGCTTTGGGCCCCGCTGGTTTTGGCCTGATGAGCAGTTTAGGAGCCGCAGCCACAGTAGGTGGCATTACCACGCTGGCAACCGGCAGTTTGCAAAAAGGTTTGATGGCGGGCTTGGGAGCGTATGGCGGAGCCGGGTTGGGCGCAGGGCTTGCAGGTGCGGGTGCGGATGCGTTGACGACCGCTGGAATGGCAAATTATACGGATACGCTTGCTGCGCAAGGTTTGGAAGCAGGCACTCCTGCATACGGAGAAGCCGCATCTAAACTGGGTTTAGAGTCTCAGGCAGCGGCGCAAGCGGCATCCAACGCAAGTAAGTTGAGCGCAGGGTATGATGCCGTTACTTCTAGCCCAGCCGCACTTGGCAAATTTGCAATGGACAACGGCAAGTCGCTGTTGGCCGCAACTTCCCCCATGCTGGCGGGCTCGGGCGTGCAGACAACAACATCGGCACCACAAACCCCAAGTTACTATCGCCCCTTTATGTACGATCCGCAGACCCAAGGTCTGCAAGCTCTGACGCCTGTCAGCGGCAAAGGAATCAAAGAAGGCGGTTTGATGAGCTTGGCCAACGGCGGAGCCGTAGCCTTTGCCGATGGTGGCACCTCCATGACTTCTCCTTACTTGAATGCTATCAACAACCCCGAAACAATTCCGTTGATGAGCGGCGAAACGCAAGCCGAAGGTCTGGCCCGTGTGCAAGCACTACAGACAGCGTTTGATAAACAAAACAAAGACCGCATGGAAGCCGCAGGTCAACAAGCTCCTGAAACAATTGAATACACACAAAGCCCCGCAGGTCTGAACCCTTCAAGCCCCACTGTGCAAACTCAGGCTGATGCGGACTACTGGGAGCAACGTGCAGCCGATGCGCAAGGGTCGCCATTTGTTGCAGGGGGAGGTGGTGGTTCTCAAGACAATGGGCAACGTCAAGTTGACTTCATCAAGTCTTTAATGCCCAACAACCCCGCACCTGTTGGCCCGACCAATGCCGAATTACAAGCCGCGCAAGAGAAAGAACGGGCCGAGTTGGCTGCTCGTCGGGCTGCAATGGCCACAAACCCCGGGGATTTTGCAATAACAGGCCCTACCACCGCCAAGTTGCCGGACGTACCCGCAACAGGCGGCGAACCCATGTCCAAAGCTCAAGGCATTCAAACATTGGCCAAACCGGACGTACCAAGACCAACTGCTCAGACGGATGGGCCCCCTATAACGACGTCTGGTATTGAACAACTGGTTCACGGTAGCATCTACGATCCCAAAACAGGCCACTACCGCAACCCAACAGCAGCAGAGATTGGCGCTAAAGGTATTGCAGAGGCTAAAAACAACACGGCTGAAATGGAGCAGTTGTATTCCCAGTACTTTAAGACGTACAAGCCCGGCGAGGTTTTAGATTTTGCAGGCGGCACATTGACCAAGAATGCTGATGGCACGGCCACGCACAAGTACACCGATGCAAACGGAAAGGAACAGTCGTACACGTTCAGTGCGGCCACCGATTTGGCTACCGTTGCAAACAACGACCCGGCAATTGCCCGTGAGTGGAAAAGCATGTTTAACTACGCGCCGCCAAAAAATACAGGTTCGCCCATTATCACAACTCCCGGCCCAACATACCCCTCCGTGCCAACTGGTGGTAGCGGGACTGCGGGTTCTGCAACGACTCGTGACTTCAACTGGCAGCAAACGCCGATCGACAAGTTGCCAACCATCGAGCAAAAGAAACCCGAAGACGCAATGTCTGGCGAGTCGCTTGCAGCTTACAACGCATTGTTTGGCAAAGGCTCAACTGCTACCAAGCAGTGGACTACATATCCCGGTCGCAACTACTTGCCCAACACAGGGCAGGGGTTCTTTGTCCAGCGTGGCGGAGAGGCGGCAAGCACAAACCCATCTGGGTCTAGCTCCGGTTCCAGCTCGGGTTCTGGCTCAAGCTCCAGTTCAACTCCCGGCCAGCCAACCACAGCGCAATTAAACGACAAAACAACCATACCAACCCAATCCCCCGGAGAAGGCAATCATTGGGTATGGATTGATAGCCCCGGTGCAAAACACTGGGTCTCTGTTCCCAAGGAGCCCGACACTACCGGCGGGTCCAGCCCCGGCGGCGCAGCCCGCGGCGGTTTAATGGGTTACGCCGCAGGCGGGCTCGGCTCGTTGGGTGGCTACTCTGATGGTGGCCGACTGCTGCGCGGCCCGGGTGATGGGGTGTCTGACTCGATCCCTGCCTCGATTGGTAATCGCCAGCCTGCCCGCCTTGCCGATGGTGAGTTCGTTGTGCCTGCCCGCATTGTGTCTGAGTTGGGTAATGGCTCGACTGAAGCTGGTGCGCGTAAACTATACGCCATGATGGATCGTGTGCAGCGTGCTCGCCGACACTCAATCGGTAAAGGTAATGTGGCTAAAAACAGCCGCGCCGATAAATATCTTCCCGCATAAGGAGCCGATATGGCCGATCCACAATACACACAACAACAGATAACGCAGACTACCATTCCTGACTACGCTCGGCGCTACGTTGAGAACATGTTGGGCGTGGGCGAGAGCACGCTCTTCAAGTACAAAACAAAAAAAGACGATAATGGCAACGAGGTTCCTGTTCTTGACGATAAAGGGATGCCAATTCCCGAATTCTTCCAGCCGTTCCAGCAGTACACAGGCGAACGTCAAGCGCAATTTACGCCATTGCAACAGCAAGCGTTTGAGGGCGCAAAAGAGTTGCGGGTTCCCGGTCAGATGTACGACGCCTCGCAGATGGCCAAGCAGGCCACGCAGATGGCAGGGCAAACGGCCTACAAGCCGTCTAATTTTCAGTCGTCCATGGTGCAGGCTCCACAGGTCAACCAGTACCAGATGCAGGGGCCATTGGAAGTTAATGCTGGTCCGTTATCGCAGTATGAAATGCAGGGGCCAAAAGATTTAACGGCCAAGAATTTCACTGACGCAGGTGTTGCCAGCCAGTACATGAACCCGTACCAGCAACAGGTCACGGATATTCAAAAGCGGGAAGCTATACGTCAATCGGCAGCAGCAGGCACGCAGCAACAAGCACAGGCTGCGCAGGCAGGGGCTTTTGGTGGTAGTCGAGATGCCATCATGCGGGCTGAGCGTGAGCGCAACCTTGGTACACAGTTGAACGACATCCAAGCGCAAGGCTCAAACCAAGCGTACACCCAAGGCATGGGACAGTTCAATGCGGACCAAGCTCGGGCGCTTCAAGCCGCTTCAGGCAACCAACAAGCCGGGTTGACGACCGCTCAGCAAAACTTAGCGGCGCAGCTTCAGACGCAAGGACTGAGCGCACAACAAGCAATGCAAGCAGCGTTGGCCAATCAGCAAATGGGTTACAACGTCAACAACGCCAACCTGCAATCCATGTTGGGTACACAGCAGTTGGGCACAGGCCAGAGCATGCAAGCTCAACTGGCAAATCAGTCGGCCATGAACGCCATGAACCAGCTCAACGAGCAGTCGGGTCAATACGGGGCGGGCTTGGGGCTGCAAGGTCTTCAAACAGCGTTGTCAGGCGCGGGTCAGTTGGGTAATTTGGGTCAGAACATTTACGCCCAAAACCAAGGCAACCTCAACATGCAGAATCAGATGGGCACGCAGCAGCAAGGCCAAGTTCAGAACATGTTGAATAACAACTACCAAGACTTCCAAGCAGCCCAGAACATGCCCTACAAGCAGTTGGGTTTCATGTCTGATTTGGTGCGCGGAACGCAAGGTCTTGGCCAGTCAAACATTTACCAGTACAACACCCCGCCCAGTCCCATTTCGCAACTGACAGGGGCGGGAATAGCAGCATACGGGGCTTCCAAAGTGTTTGGCTCAGCCAAAGGCGGCATGATTAAGTCTAGCTACGCTGATGGCGGGGCGGTTGACCGTCCTGTGTATGCCCATGCTTTTGACAACGGCTCTGGCATGGCTCGTGGTGGTAGAGTTAAAGGACACGGCTTGGTTGATTTGGCCTTGTCTCGCATGGCTTAAGGAATAAAAATGGCAGTCCCAAACCCAACACAGATTACATCCACTTTGCGGATGATGCCCGATCAGCAATTGCAGCAGTATGCTGCAATGCACAAAAATGACCCCTACATTTTTCCAATGGCGTTTGCTGAAAGCAATGCACGCAAGGAAGCCCGCGCAGCGCAGCAGGCGCAGGGTATGGGGCAGCAGCAGCCCAAGGTGGTTGAGCAAGATTTGATGGCCATGGCCCCAGAAAACTCAGGCATTGGGGCTTTAGCCGCCCCAAACATGCAACGTATGGCTGATGGCGGCATTGCTGGGTATGGGGATGACGGCGAGTTTAATTACTCGGGCGCTGACGATTCTGTTGTGATGATGGCTGAAGGGGGGATTGCGCATTTCCAAGTTGGCGGAAGTATTGAAAGCAAGTATCAACAAGAGTCAATAGAGATGGGCGAAGGGCGCAGGATGCAGTACAGCCCCGAAGTTCGTGCTTTTGTTCGAGCTCAAGAAGCTGCCAGCGAAGCAAGCTATCCCGAACGCGAACGGCAACGAATGTTGCAAGGACCATATGGCCCCATTACGCCCACTCCTCCAACAACGGCCCAACCTGTTGGGCAAACACCTTCACCGCGTGACGACAGTTTTCGTCGTCAAACTGACCCAAGAATGTTGGGCGTTCCCGCTACTGCCTTAGAATCCAATACACCATCACCCCTACCGCCAAAACTCGCAGCCCCAAGACCTACCGCCCCTGCGGCTCCGCCTCCTTCCGCCGCTGCGCCCGAACAAAATGCGGCCCAACGTTATGCAGCAATGCAAAAAGACATGGGGCTTGGCGACACTCAAAAAATTGATGCTGAACGGATGGCCTATGCAGACAGTTTACGTAACGTTGCCGCAGACGAAAAAGCCGCGTTTGAACGAGATACGGCAACACGCGGCAAACATGGCGAGGCAAAAGAAACGCGTTTAAACGCCCGCGAAACAGGGTTGGGCAAAGAAAAAGAGCAGATGACCGGTTTGGCTTTGCTTGAAGCAGGGTTAGGTATTATGTCCACGCCCGGCACTCTGGCCCAAGCAATCGGTAAAGGTGCCAAAGAAGGACTTAAATCTTACGGTGAAGGTCTAGCCAAACTTAAACTAGCGCAGGAACGAATTGACGATTCTCGTGACAGTATTGAAGAGTTCCGCCGCAACGAAGCCAACATGACGGCTACCGAACGACGCAAATTCGAAAGTCAGATTGGCCGTACCGAATCCGAAATCAAAAAACTTGCGGTGGATGCTGCAAAAGACATGTATGGATACAAGCGCGACGATGCCAAAGCTGTGTTCAGCGCCGACACGCAAGAGCGTCTTACAGAAAAAGAAATTCAAGGCCGCAAAGATGCAGCACGTATTTCAGCAAGTGCACCAAGCTCTCAAGAACGTTTGTACGCATCGTTGGGCAAAGGAAACGTCAAGAAAGGTTTTGACTATTACGCCGCTGCAATGGGGCCTGAAGCTAAAGGCGAGCAAGCACTCTTGGCCAAGTTCGCGGGACCACAAGGCGAAATTGCACTCAAAATGCTTGAAACCACGCCCGAAGGTAAAGTGACAGCGCAGATGATTCGCCAAAGATTGGCTTCGGCAATGTTGCAACGTCAAAATGTTGCTAACGCATTGCCCTAATGTCATAATACAACCACCCCGATAAGTTCGGCCTTATCGGGGGCAATCTCAAGCCGCACAATTAGGATATACCATGCCACAAGCGCTTCCCTTACCCGACGGTAGATTTGTAACTATTAGGGAGGGCGAGACTCCTGCTGATACGTGGTCCCGTGCGCAGCGCATGTATCCAGAGGCTTTTCAAACCAAAGCTCCAGAAGTCAAAGAAACCACCGTTGGTGGGCAAGTCAAAGAGTTTTTTAAAGGTCTGGTTCCCGGTGCTATTGGCATGGTGGAAAGCGGCGCTATTGGCGCGTCCGCGTTACTTCCCCAAGAACAAGAAAAAGCTGCGCGAACGGGTATTGCTAGTCTTGCCTCCGCTGCAAAGAAACCGTTTGAAGCAGCGCCGGGTTACGAAGAAACAGTTGGGCGTAAATTTGGTGAAGCTGGCGGCTCCATCATTCCTTTCTTAGGGCTTGGACCTCTTGGTGTTGCTGGTCGTGTTGGTATGGCAGCCCTTGGCGCAGGTGCTGGCGCAGGCGAAGCACGTACTCGTGCAGAACAAGGCGGCGCTACAGAAAGCGAACGCGCAACTGCTACAGCGCTGGGCACAGCCGTTGGTCTTACTGAAATGTTTGCGCCAGCTAGAATTTTAGGCCGTGTGGCAACACCAGCTAAAGCTGGGGCGATTGAAGGCGTTAAACGTGCATTAATGGCAGGCGGCGAAGAGGCAGCACAGGAAGCGGCATCTCAAGCTGCGCAAAATATGATTGCTAAAGGGTTGTACAAACCCGAGCAAGAAATTATTGAACAAGTAGGCGAGTCCGCTGCATACGGCGGTGCGGTTGGTGCAATGGCTCAAGGCTTGTTTGATTTGGCGTTAGGCCGTCGTGCCAAAACTCCGTCAGGGCAAAAAGAAGAGTTTGCTACGTTGCGTGCAGAGGAGGAAAAGCGCATTGAGGCAGAGCGTCAACGCAAAACTACGCCGGATTACGCCAAAGAAGTTGTTGCCCAATACGACGAACTGGCCAAACAAAAGCAAGATTTAAAAGCGCAACTTAAGACGGTGGTAAAAGATTCTGCAACAGCGGATGCAGACCGGGCGTACAACAAACAAATTACCGCACAGCTTAGCGCACTCGACAAACAACTTGAACCGTTGGCTGGTGATTACCATGGGGCTAAGCAACGTGTTACGCAAATGGCAGAGCAAGAGCGTGTTGCTAAGCTGACCCCTGAACAGTATGCGTATGACCAAGTTCCTGTGCCATCAAAAGAACAAGGCCCAGAATACTATGAGCAGCAGATTGTTTCTCCGGAAAAACCAAAAGTGGAAACACCGGAAACAAAACTAGCGGACTACGCCAACCAGCGTGTTGCTATGGCCAATGACCAGATGTACACCGCCGAGAACTACTCTTCAAAGTACAAGTCTGACGCACTGCAAGACTACACAAACTATTTGATGCAAGATTTTAATTCTGCACAACAGCTTGTACAGTCTCGCCCAACAATGGAAGGGCTGCCAAAAGGGTTGCGCAGCGACGAAGTGTATAACGCGCTCAAGCTGCGTGTGGGTGCGGAGGCCAAAGAGGTTATGAAACAACGGGAACAAGAGCAATCCTTGTCCCAACAAAAACTTACAGAGCCTAAAGATAAGTTGGCTTTGTACAAGGAGTCTGAAGCGCAGGTTGAAGAGCAGCGTACGAGTACTGAACACAACTTTGAATACCTTGATCCGTTGTTTGAAAAAGCGCTTGCAGGTAAGCCCGGCGTTGTAAAAGTAAATGAAAAACTTTTGCCCTTGCGTGAAGCGCCTACGGTTCGTAAGACCGTGGAGGGGTTGCTGGACACTGTTGAACAGTCAAATAAAGACTACGCAGCTTTTAATCGTCAGAACAATCCTGATGCCGCTACGGCAGCGTTCCAAAAAGGGAATGCCGCAAATGAACAACTTAACTTTATGTCCGCAGAAAAACCTGCTGGCACAGAAACTAAGGGTTTGAAGAACGGCCCCACTGAGGAAGACACCCGTGCATCCTATGCTCGTGAGTTGATTGCTGTTCGACGCGCACAACAAAACGCGTTGGCTGAGTTGGAAGATGCTGCTTCTCGTATACGTGCTGGTGAGACATTGGGCAAAGAAAACATGCCCGTCGGCAAAGGCATGGCCGCAAACACAGAGCAAGGTCTGGTTAACATGGCCGACAAGGCTAGGGCGCAGTACATCTCAAATGCTTTGCAAGAAGCCGCAATCCACCGCCGTGCGGCAGGTAAACCCGCACTGACAACAGATGAAGCGCTCACTGCCGCGTCAAAACTTAACGACACCTTCAGCGACTTGATTGCACGCGCAAGGGAAAAGAATCAGCCTGCCCAATATGAAGAGGTCATTGTTCAGCCTGCACAGATGCGGGCCAACAAGATTGTGCGCCCCGCAGTTACTGAGCGCCGCGAAGTTGCGCCTGCTACAAAGACGCTGAGCGAAGCGGAGCTCAAGCACTTCAAAGCCAGAGCAGAAACTATTCGCAACAGGTTGTCAGAAGAAGTAACGGTCGAGCCACGCCGTGTAGAAACAGGTCCACTTAAACGGCAGTTTGCTGAAGAGGAAGCCCGCAAGACAACCGAAGCTCGGGGCGAAACAGCAACTACATTGCGTGGTGAACTGGCTCGTCGTACAGAATACGTGCGCAACAAAATGGCCAAGATGGGGGCCATGCGCCCCGGTGCTCGTGATGCGCTCAATGCAGCCGCTGACATCATGGACTCCGGCAAAGCAACCCGCGAGATTCTGGATAAAGTAGAAAACATGGTTGACGCCATCGTGTCAAGGCGCGACGTCAGGCAAGTAGATATTCAAGCCATCAAAGACGCGGTGGCGGCAACAAGACCAACAGCTTTAGAACAAAAAGCAGCAGGCCAAACTGCGTTGTTCCCAGAAACTACCGAAGACATTGGGTACATTCGCGTCACCCCAGCAAACTTTGCCAAGTCTCCACGCATCAAACCTGTGTGGGAAGCCATTCAGAAAGCGCGTGACTTGTTCAAAAAGTCAGAGCAAGAGCGACTGGTTAAAAAAGCTACCGCCGCTAAGCGCATGAAGCTGTTGGAAAAGTTGCAAGCGCAGATGGACAACATCCGCTCAAGCACACAGTTTTTTTGGAAAGACACAGCCAAGTGGTCAGACACGGAGCTGGCCAAAGTGTTTGCGGGTGTACCAGAGGCAGGCAAAACAGCTCAAGACAAGGCCATACTGTACAAGTACGTTAAAGGCCAGAACCTCACTGCACAGGAAAGAGCTACGGCGGATCGTTTGCTCAACGAGTACCGTCAGCAAGAGCTGCCTAAATACAAAGCCAAACTGCAAGAAGCGCTGTCTTTGCTGGCGCAAGGTCGCCGTCTTAACGACGCAGACAATCAGTTGCTGGGCTTCATGCAAGACACCAACGCCAATGTGCGCAAGGCTGCTGAAGAGATGAATAAACAGATGGAGGTGTTCAGAACCGCCGTCAAGCATGTCAAAGATACGTTGAGCAAATCAGCCGCGTTGTCTCCAGAACAGAAGATGATGCTGGACTCAGAGAACGCTGTTAAGAAACAGCGTGACGTTTACGAACGCGCTGTTGAGAAGTCTATCCAAACCGCCCGTAGAGATATGGATGCCGCTCTGGCGTTCATGCTGGACCCCCTTATTGCAAAGACGAATGCTGACCTCAAGGCGGCGCAGGCCAAGCTGGTAAAAGAGAAAGCCGAGCTGAACCGAATCAACGATCGTTTTACAGAAGCGCTGGACAAATCAAAACCATCGCAACGCACAGAGCTTGCCACGTACGAGCTGTTTAAGTATGAGGAGAAGAAGGGCATCATTGATGACCTTGAGAAGCAGATTGAAGAGCAGACCAATGCGTTCAACGAGTTGGTTGAAGAGCGCTCGACAGAATACGACGGCAGTTATGCCGTGGCGCAGGCTATGCTCGACAGCAACGTCAAGCTGGAGCGCCAGTACTTGGAGATGTTGGAGGCCAACTTGGCTTCCATGCGCGGCGAGAGCGTCCTCGACAACCCCAACTCGTATCCGTTTGCGTACCAGCAGGCAGAGAAGAACATGAAGGTTCAGCAGCAGGCCGTCAAGGCGGCTGAGAAACGTGCCACGGAGTTCAAAGAAGTCGCCAAGTCTGACCAGCAGAAGATGGAAGACTTCTGGCAAGACAAGTTGGGCGGTGAAGGCATTAAGCGCGATGAAGGCAAGGTCTCTCGTATTGAGACCAAGGCCGAGAAAGAAGCCAAGAAGTTGCGTGAAGATGCAATGGTTGCGCTGGAGAAAGAAGAAGAAGCGTTTGCCAAGGACGCTCGTAAAGAGCAAATTCTCAAGACCTTTGCAGATCAAATGGGTGACCTGTTGCTGGAGGCTGAAGCCATTCCCGGCCCCAATGACGTAGATGCTTTGCGCAAAATTATTAACGATCCAAAGTCGGAGCTTGATGACGTCATCAATGCACAGGCAAAGGTTGGTGTGCTGCAAGCTATCCAGTCTATTGAAGCGCAGGAAGAGGTGTACCTTGAAGGCAAACCCCGCAAGAAACAGAGAGTTGCAACAACGTTGAGTTCTATTGGTCAAGCCAAGGGTAAACCCCTGCGCACAGGCCGCATGAACGCGACCAGACTGCACAAGTTGTTTAAGGAAGAACCCGCCGCAAAACTTGAAGGCGAGATTGCTTCGGATGCTTGGGACACTTCAACAGATATTGCCAACGAGTTTGGCGGTGGCAAAACACAAGGCAGCTTTGACTTTAACGGCGACTTCAACTTCTCACGCGGCGAGAGCACTACAGGAACGAACGCTATAGATTTGAAGGATGAGCTTGATGAGGCCATGGGCACCGACGTCACGGCACGCGGCAACGTAAGAATCTACGACAACGTTGAATCATTTATTAAAAAATTTCCTGCTTACGCCGGAAAGATTCCTTCAGACGCAAAAGGTTTTGCAGAAAACGGTCGTGCAACATTGTTTGCCAACAACATTGGTAAAGGCCACGGCCTTGGTGTGTTGCTCCACGAAGTTGGTGTGCACATTGGGTTCCGCAACTTCTTCAATGCGGCGCAATTCAATCGTTTGGTAAGCACCGTCAAGAAGTGGGGCACATTGACAGACAACTCCATCGAAGCACAGATCGGTCGCAAGGCCGCACAACGTGTGGAGACTGCCGAGACCCCAGAAGCTCAAGTCGACGATGAGCTGTTGGCATACGCTGTGGAAGAGGCAGTGCAGGCAGGCGTCATGGGCACCAAGAAAGGTTCAGCCTACGGATGGTTAAGCACCATCATTGATGCGTTTAAGAAAGCGCTGGCCAAGCTGGGCATCCCCACCAGCAACATCACCGCTGGCGATTTGGTGAACTACGCTTACGGGTGCGCTCAACTTGAGCTTCGTGGCACATGGCACGGTACAGGCGGTGTGTTCGATCAGTTTGACTTTGACTTTATGAGTACTGGAGAAGGAGCGCAGGCATTTAGCTGGGGTACGTATCGTGCACAAAAATACGGTATAGCAGACTACTATCGTGGGAAAGAAGCCCGCAAGCAGTTGAATGAATGGGAGCAAATTCCTGAAGTAGCGAAGTGGGATAAGACGCAACAGCCCACGTTCAATGGGTACTCCATCGATGACTTTTTCGAGTTTAAGAAAAACACACGCGTGTTAGCGTCTGCGGCCGGTAAACCGGTAGTCGTTGCAAAAGGGCAAAAAGATACGCTAGGCGGTGTTCCTGTGCAGTACGCGGCTATTTTTGCTTCCGCTCTCAAGGAGATGCACAGAAACGCTAACGATTACGTAGCTCTTTCCCCCGCAGACTTGCTTAAAATTGAGCTTGGAAGCAACCCACCTCTCAAGTACGGGCAAAAAGAATACGAAGAATTTGTTGCAGGTCTAGATTTGACTAAGCTTAATGCGGTATCTACTGAGCCTTTATACAAAGGGGTTGATTGGATACACAGCCGTTCATACGATAGAACTGACGAACGTAATGTTGCTGGGCAAGTGCTCTGGCTAATACGTGGTAACAAAGAAGGTACTTTTGAAGAACGTTTGAAAAACGCTTTTAAAGATGAGATAGCGCAACAAGAAGAATATATTGACGTGTTTAGTAGCAATCCACAATCGCGCATGTACACCGAAGCCGTGCAAACACTTGCTGCTTTAAAAAAGTTGGACTTAAACGATTTTGTTTTTAACCCTCCCACAGCACCTCCAGTCCCAAAACCAACAGGAGTAATGCTACGCACTTTGCACACACGCCCTGAAGATACGTATTTGTTGTGGAATGCTTCGGCAGAATACCAACCCCCACCTGTTGACAAAGCAATAAAAGATTTATTCAACGATCTTACGGATAGAGCACAGCAAAAATTCTTGATGTTACTGCCCAACAAACAAGCAAAAGGCCGGGACATTTACGAAGCGCTGGCTGGCACTGTTGAAAGCCAACGCGCAGCAACAGAAATAATGGCGGCGTATGGTATTTCAGGCAATAAGTTTTTAGATAGCGATTCGCGTGGTAAACCAATTACTAAAAAATCTACGTACAACTATGTGGATTTTGTTGACAAAGAAGAGGGTGCGCACATCATTGCGCACAACATTGACCGCGTGGGTAAAGCCAAAGGCATCTTGTTGTCACGTAATGCTCAGTATGCCAATGCCGATTTTGAAAGCGTGGGTGACACCATCCGCAAAACCGTTGCACAGAACAAATCTTGGTGGGACAAAGTAAAAGCCAATACAACAGGCCTTGCGTTTGAGACACAGGTTGTTGATCGTTTTGCCGGGTTCGAGCGCTTGGCCAAGTACATGGACAATCTTGCGGGTACGCAGATGTTGTACTACCTGCGCTCCTACGACCAACGCATGAACATTGTGTCCAAAGCCGTGGCCGATGGTGCGCCAACAATCAAAGAGATTACGCGCAAAGATGGGCGTATAGAACGTGTTGTGGAGACGTCAGGGGGCGCAAGCATTACACGCGCTGTAAATACATTAAAGGATGCCAAGCAGTACATTGGCAACGGCGAAGCCGTCAACCAAGTGTTCACCACGTACATGGCGGCTATTCGTGCTGAGAACAAAGGCATCGAGACGCTCAACTTTGGCACAGACAAAGACGGCAAACCTGTGCTTACACAGGCTATGTTGAACGAAGTAACCGCCTTGGTAAACAAAACGCCCGGCCTTAAGAAAATATTTGAGGAAGCTCGTAGGGAGTACAACCAGTACAACCGCGACATGCTGAACTTCGTGGCCGAGACTGGCGCTTTATCCAAAGACCTTGTGAAAAAGCTGGTGGCCGAGGACGATTACATCCCGTTCTATCGTGAGCGCAAGGGCGTTATCGAGTTGGTGATCGGCAACGAGAACCCTATTCGTATTGGCAGCATTGCCGAACAGCCTTACTTGGACAAGCTGGTGGGTGGTGACACAGCCATCCTTGACTTCATGACGAGCTCTGTGCAGAACACCAACATGCTTGTTGATATGGGCATGCGCAACCTTGCAACCAAAAACGCAATTATGGAACTGGTTGACTTAAAAGCCGCAACCATAACCAAGAAGACTGAGGGTTCTGATGTCGTCAAGTTCAAGGTGAACGGCGAAGACCGCTACGCAATCGTCCACACCGAGAAAGTGAAGATCGGTAACAAGGAGTTTGATACAGGTATTCCTGCGGACATTTTGGTTAAGGGTATGGAGGGTATTCCCACACAGATGCCGTTCCTGCTCCGCGCTATGGCAATGCCAGCGCAAGTGTTGCGCAAAGCGGTGACGCTCAGCCCCTTGTATATGGCCAAACAATTGTTCCGTGACTCGTTGGCCGCACCAATCATGTCTGGCGCTAACTTTATGCCTATCATTGGGGCCCTGCGAGAAATCAACGGAGCGGCTAAAGAAACGTTGGAAAAGCGCGGCATCATTGGCGGTCAGCAGTTCCGTGGCACAAGCGAAGACTTGTCCAAGATTCTGCGGGACATTGCTGGTGGGCAGTCTGGTTGGATGAAAGCGCTTGGTACGTTTGAGGCAATGGGGATGGAAGCCGATGCGCTCACCCGCCGTGCGCAGTACAACAGCTACATTGAGCAAGGCTTGTCTGAGATGGAGGCTACACTGTTGTCGTTGGAGTCCATGAACTTTAACAAGCGCGGCGCGTCTCCAAGCATTCACGTTGCCAATGCGTTGATCCCATTCTTCAACGCTCAGATTCAAGGCTTGAACGTCTTGTACAAAGCAATGGCTGGCAAGATGCCTTTCAATGACCAACTGCGGATTCGTGAGAAGTTGTTGATGCGTGGCGGCATGATAGCGGGGTCCACAATCCTTTACGCCATGATGATGCAGGACGACGAAGCGTATAAAAACGCTACGCCGGATCAGAAGTACGGCAACTGGTTTGTGCGCATACCCGGTTTGGATGAGCCTTTGCGTATCCCAGTGCCGTTTGAAATTGGTTACGTCTTCAAGGCTATCCCTGAGGCGTTGTACAACAGCATGACGCAGAAGCATGGTGGAGAAGAAGCAGTCCAAGCGCTCAACCAGATTCTCATCAACGTGTTGCCGGGCGGCAGTAGCATGGCGACAATCGATGTTGGCAACGGCCTCAAGGTGCCCACGCTGATACCGATACCGCAAGCTATCAAACCCGCCATTGAACAGGCGTTGGAGAAGTCCTTCTTTACAGGGCGCGATCTCCTGTCTGAACGCGAGAAAGGTTTGTTGCCTGAGGAGCAGTACCGCGCCAACACATCGGAAGCGGCCAAACTTATTGGTAGCGTTGCAGGTCTGTCTCCCATCAAGATTGAGGCGTTAATCAACGGCTACACGGGTTCTGTGGGTCTGGCTTTTATGCAAGCAATCAGTCTGGGCGTACCCGCCAAAGAGACCCCAGAGCAAGCGGTTAAGCGTTTGTCTGAGTATCCAATTGTTGGCGGTGCGTTCCAGCCTAACGATGCAGGGGGCATCATCAACTCCGTCTACATACGGATGAACGAAGCCGAGCGCGTCAAGAGCACTGTTACTTCGCTGATGAATGATGGCAAAGTTCAAGAGGCCAACGACTTGCTGACTCGTCGCGGTGCAGATTACATGCAAGCTGAATTGGCAAACGTGTTTAAGACAAACATGAACATGCTGGCGCAAGCTGAACGTGCAATTGCGGTATCCAACATGACTGCTGAAGAGAAGCGCAAGCAACTCGACAGTATCAGGAAGATGAAGATTGGGCTTGCAAATACGACGCGGGAAATTTCCGATAAAACCATACACCTAATTGGTTCTTTCTAATCCCCGCAATAGCTCGCGCATTGATTCGGTGAGGGATAGCGGCCCGCAAGCCCATCTCCCTCACCTTGTCAACGTCTAGCCCCGGAACGAAGAAGCCCTCACCCGGCTTTAACTTCGCCCACGGATATATTATTTCCGTCAAAGACTTCTTCCCTGAAAGTTATATGCATTGCGTTGACCCGCATGGCGGGGCCGTTTGTGCGAGACAGCATATCTTTCTTGACGTACTTGCACCGAAACAACTCCTCCATCTGAGCCTTGAACTCATCGTATCCGAAGCTCATGCTGACGCAATGCTTCTTCAACAACTGCTCCTCGATGTAGAACTCACGATACCCTGCGGCCATGAGCCCGTGCTCCACTCTGCCGAGCACCTTGCTCTTGGTGGTTGAGCGGTCAACGATGTCGCCGTTGTCACCCCACGCGGCCAAGATTTTCCCTTCGCTCTTCTTGAGCACAATGAAGCTACCGTAGTTGTCCCCGATGTAGGCGTTCAGAACGTCTTCAGCAGAACGCACACTAGTCTTGATGACGCCGCGAGCCTTGTCCACCAACGCTTTCAAAGCGGTGATGACTTTGTTAATTTCTACATCAAGGATACCTGCGTACTCTTTGCGCAACAAGATAGCCGCTGAAACAGTTGTAGTGCACCCTGCATGCCAGTAGCGCTCGTCATCATCAAAGTTCATGACCTTCTTCAAATGGATGTGCACCTTCCTGACAATCTCTTCAGCAGTCTTCTGGTTCTTTGTCAGCCACCGTACCCATGCCTCACCCGCCACGCCGTAGTTGCGTTTGATATCAAGCAAAGTTGTACGCTCCTCAGGCGTGAACTTGAGCTTTATGTGCGGTGCCCACTCCAGCATACGAAGAAGCTCCCCGTTGGAACTGTGCGCTCTTGCCCCCGCCATGTAGTCTGTCAGTTTGGTGTTGGATGTCAGCGTACACGTTGCTGTCCATGTACTGTTGTTGATACGCTCTTTGTTGGAGCCCGCCTCCATACGCTCTTTGCCCTGTCCCTCTGCGTAGTCGAAGATGAACTTGGGTGCCCACTCCATGTCGTGGCGCTGTGTGTTTGTAATCTCGTCAATCAAAAGCGGCATGCTGTTCAAAAGACCTGCTCGCTGTTGCATAGCTACAGGAGACGTACTCTTACCTGTACGGTAGCGCAGAGGATGCCCCCACACACCCGCCTTGGCGCTAAGTACAAGTGACTTACCCGTACCAGACCATTGGGAGCCGATGTGCCAAACAAACCCTTCATACTCAGTAAAGCGCATAAGCGGGGAGCCAAACGAATCTAGCGCCACTGCCAGTGCAGTCTCCATACCGGGCTTCTCAACAAAGACTGTGTTCCAAAGGTGTTGCCAAGTAGCGAGGTCACCCTTGCTGTTGGTGTTGCGGTTAATGTTTTCAAGCCCCGGCATGGGTATACGTGTCTCGCGCCCGTCCCTATTGAACACGCGGTTGTTGTACACAAAAGAACTGTCGGCCTGCCAGCCACACTGAAAAGGCACGTCAACAGGTTTGCGGTTCTGCGATGTCTCTCCAACACACGCACGTACATACTCAAACAGCGTCTTGTCATGTCCCGAAAAGGTGCTGACAATGTTCTGACTGGCAAGGCACTTCAATGTCTCGTCCTTACTGACAATAGACTTTTGCGGAAAGTTCAGCGTCTGCACACCTTCAGGACGTACAGCCGCCATGTGTATCAAGTGATCGTTCTCCATCTTCAGTATGTCAACCACAAACAAGTCGTACGGAACCAACTGCACACTCTTCTTAGATTTCTTGCCTTGCTCGTCCTCTTCCATACGCACACAGTACACACCGCCATGCTCACCGTAACTGTAGCCACGCGGAGGAACAGGGCGCACAATGCTTGGCGCTACGGGTAACCCCGTATCTTCTGGCTCGTATGCGTCTTCTGAATCCAGTTCGCTTTCGTCAAAGTCCGCTTCTGGTTCTAACGTCAGCAAGATTTCCTTGGCAGTGTTGTCCACCTTGATCTCGCGCCCAAGTACCAACGGGTTTGTGATCTTTCCCCAGTGCTTGCACTTGGTGCAGATGCCGGGGTTCTCGCTGTCCATCTTCATGCAAGCGTATGGCCCCTTGATGTCTGCCAGCTTCTGCACCATCCGCTCTTGGGGGTACGGGTGCATATCTGACAACCATACGGCTTTCTCCATCCCATCATTGCAAACCTTGGCCCAAGAAAGAAGTCCGCGCCATATAGGTTCTTTCCCATCTTCCGTTGCCGTTGCAATGTAGTCCTGCACCTGACCACACTGGTCTTCAAAGTTTTCAAACAATGTGTAGCTGTCTTGAATCAGCTTAACCTGACCTCTAGTTTGAGCTCCTTTCGGTCGCTGGCCGGGTAAGTCTATCTTGGGCGCAAAGGTTTGCACCACATGCTTTTCCAACTTCTCATAAACAAACGGTGAAAAAGTCGAGAAGTCGAAGATGTCGCCCTCTTGGACTATGCGCACAGGGCGCGGCGTTGCATACTTCTTCTTGTTGTTGGCCGTTCCGGGCACACGAAGAATTCGTGCGGTGTCTGCGGTAACCCCCATGTCAATTGTGAAGCCTTCTTGTTTGCACAAGCGCTTCAATATCTCAGCAACAGGTTTCCAAACAGTCGCAGGTATCTCGTCCTTAAGCGGCCAGTAGCAGTGGAGCCCACCACCAGAGTCAACCACCCAAGGCGTACCTAATGAATCCATCCCAGTCTTCTGAAGAAACTGGATCAGGGCATCAGCCGCCGCCTTCTTGGAGGCGTACCCATCCAAGTCTACAAAGAAAGCTTTAAGGTACTTGGCATCATCTGCGCTGCGCTTGGTCTCAAAGGTAGATACGCCATAAAAAACATCGCAGTTATTGGCATGCCACTTCTCAATCGTTGGGATAAGGTCTTCGATCTTGTCTGCATATACATGCTCTTTCTTTTTTGTGAGTTCTACCGCGCAGTAAAGGCCAAAACCTTCAGACGGCAAAACCACCGCTAAAAATTCAGCGGGTGTCATGTATGTCCTTTGGTTACTTTAGTTTGGGGTCGCTTGCGTGGTCTACGCCTTGGGCAAAACCGTCAGCAAAACCTTCATCATATTTATCGTCAATAGCGCGAGCCAAACGTGTACACAACTCTTCGACCCACTCCTTGGGTAGCATGTCATGCCCAATCAAGTACACCTGCTTAAGGACTTCTTCGTCGCTCAAGTTTTTAGGTTGAATGCTTTGCATGTTTTTCTCCAAGCCTCGTCACATGTGGTGGACGATTGTAAAATTTTAAGAAGCGCTTCCACCATAGGGCGGTAAGCGACGAATACTTCGCCGCCATTAAACCAGTTGTAAACAGATTGCCGAGAGGCACCTGTTGCTTTGGCAATCTTAATGGCAGAGAAGTCGAGATGCACAGCCCACCGCCCGAGTTGGTTCCCCAACGTCTTAGGCGCTCGCTTGACTGTGGTAATAACTTGTGGTGAATATGGCATGGTGTAAGTGGGGGCCGAAGCCCCCGTTATAATTACTCGTTCTCGTCCCAGTCGTCGACCATATCAGACAAGGCGTTCTTGGCTTTAGGTACAGCGTTGGGTTTCTTCTCATCCTTGCGGACGGTAGGCTCCTCTTCGTCTTCAGGAGGCAAAGTAGCAGGTTTAGCTTTGGCCTTGGCCTTAGGAGCTGGCGCTTCTTCCGCTTCCTCCTCCACTGGAGTGGCTTTAGGACGCGCACCGGGGATTGCCAAAGGAGCCGCCACGTTGTCCATCTTGGCGACAGTCATGGACACTGCCTTAATAGCCGCATCAGACTTGCCCTGTTGTTGAACAACGACATACTCATCGTCTGTCAACCAACGCATAGACTTAAAGAACAGCTTGGGCGACTCTGACTTGGTGTCGAACTTCATGCGGGTGACCACCTCGGATGGGTCCACGTTCTGTGCGCCGAGCCAGCGAGCGTAAGCTTGCAGTGCGCGGTTGTCGCCATCTTCCTTGCCGAAGATAGAGGTTGCTGGAACGGTGATCTGCATGACCGCACCTTCCATGTCGTTCGCCAACACTACAGCAACACGTTGCTGGAAGCGGCAAGCACGGCTATTGTTTTGCCCAGACCCTGCAATGTTCTGGCGGCACCCTTCACACTTGGTATTCTGTTGGTTACGTGCCTCAGGGTCAGGCGTCTTACCGTCTGCTGACCAGCAATCGGGAGCACTTGCTTCGCCATCATATGACTTGGCATAGAACACACGCGAAATATCTGGCGCGGCATTGACAACCACCACATCGAGGTAGCGGTCTTCGATTGCGGCAATCTCTTTACCGCCATCATTCAAACGGAATACACCGCCTTTGATGGAGATACGTTTGCCACCACCGCCACCCGCTGAGCCACCAGCAAGAGCTTTGGCAATAGGGGACAACGAGGTGCGGTTCTTTGCGAACGCGGGGGCTTGAGATGGGTTGAACAGAGCTACATTGCTCATGGCGTTCTCCTGTTACTTAGTGGGTTTACGAACTGAAACGGCATACTCCGTTATGGAGTTAAGCCCTGCGGGAACCAGACTGGGGTTGTCTTCCAAGAAGGTTGCCATATTGGTTTGCGCAATGCGCTTCTCCAATAAATCCAACGCATCATGTTCTTTGACAAACTCTTTGAAAGAGTCCCAGTCTTGTGTGTTGTAGCGTGTCTTGGTAGACAACACCACAGTACCTTGGTCAGTGCGGACACTCGATACTCCGAGCGCCAACATCTGGTCTTTGAGTGCAATCTTCACTAGGTCTTGCTGACGTTTGATGTCCTCAATCTGCGACTCGAATTCTTGCGTAAGCTCTTGAACTCTTTGTTGCATCTTGCGGTACACCTTGGCCAACTTGTCCATAGGGACAATGACTGCCTCAGTCGGTTGCTCCTGAGGAGGGGACTCCTCATCGTCAATGGTTGACATTTGCTTCTCCTGTTATATGTCTAAGGTTTAACATCATACACGGCAATTCTTTTTGCGCAACTCCTTTCTTAAATATTTTTTACTTCGCTGTCGAACATGCCGACAAGCAAAACGTGATCTGAAACTTTGGCACTCATGGCTTTAAAAAGTTTCTTCTCGATGGGGCTTGACTCGATGTGCACCACAGTGACTTTGTCTGAGTCCTGCCCCTTGCGGTCAGCACGAGCGATACACTGTGTGTACATCTCTACGGACATCAACGGACCAAAGAATACAACGGTGTCAGCGGCAGTAAGGGTAATCCCGTGTGCAGTTGCTTGCGGTTGCAACACCAACACGCGAATGTTATCCGTTGTCTGAAAGTCGTTGATGATCTGCCCACGCTTGGTAGCTGACACGTCACCATGAATCTGTCCCACGGCATAGCCGCGCTTTGTCAAGTACGTGACAATGGTGTTGATGCTTGAGCGAAACAGCGCAAAGATGATGACCTTGCGGCTTGTCTCTTCTAACACTTCCTCCAACACGTTGAGACGTGGCGCGGCATCAAACTCTACAACTTCTTTCTGATCCGTGTATGCCGCCCCGCAACTGATCTGCAACAACTTGTTTACGGCCACCCCTGCGTTGACTGCGCTGATAGTCTCACCCGCCGCTTGGAATAGCATTTGTTCTTTGAGGAGCTTGTAGTACTTAGCTTGTTGCGGCGTCATTGGGACTTCCCTTGTCACAGTAATGACGGGCGGCAAATCAAGGCACTGGTCTTTTGTGAAACGTATGGCAGGTTGAAGTGCCGCGAACACCATGTTCTTTGCATCTGCTTTGGGTGCCCATTTGAACTGCGTTAACTTGTTCATCACCTTGTCGCGCCAAGACGATTGGAACTTAGGCACACTGCTTGGGTTAACAAGTTTGGCTAGACCGTATGCATCCATTGGCGACTGTGAGGCCGGAGTGCCTGTCATCATCCACAAGTACGTTTCCGGCTTGATGATTGACGCCAGTGTTTTCCATCTACGTGTTGATGGGTTCTTGTATGCGTTAGCTTCATCTACAATCACCAGATCAAAGCGTCCGTCATTGTTGATCTCAGATGCGATCAGGTTTAGCCCATCGTAGTTGGCAATCACAATTTCGTAGTCTTGCTGAATCATCTCTATACGCCGTGAGGCTTGCGTGTGGTGAGCAACCACTGCGCCCCTGTGTATCACACTGCGATTGATGTCGCCCATCCACGCGCTGTGCATGATTGATAGGGGGCACAAGACAAGCACTC